TAATTGTCGTCATACCCGTCATGGCATTTGCCTATCATGTGCAACACGACGATTCGGGCCAGCATTTCAAGCCAAATCCCCAGTACCACCAACACCGCCAATCCACCAACAAACCAAATCATTTTTTCTCTTCCTTCTTTTCAATAGGCCGTTTAAAACGCGCCTGATATTCCTCGATTTCACGCTCTCGGCTTTTTTGCGCCATTCGCGCCGTCGCACGCCTGCGGTGTTGTCCCCAAGCCTGCCAATCCGTATTACGTCGTCCGAAACTCATTTCACACATCCTTTCACAATCGCCTTATCGCCATATTTCGCGCGGATTTCCTTAAGCGCACGTTCCAAAGCCTCTTTTTTCGCCGTAGGGCTCAATGCCTTATCGCTCATAAACAATCCCTTTCATTTTTTCCTCTACGCTCATTGACTCGTATTGCTCGCCCAAGGCTTTAGCCTCCAAATCCGCCATACGCTCGCGCCGCGACATTTCCAACTTCGCCGCCGACACCACCGGCTTAGAGCAGCTGTGCAGCATCGTTCCCACCAAAACCGCCCAAAACAACAACCAAAAAGCCAAACCGATCCACTTGGTTTTTCGTTCGCAAAACAAATTAGACATTTTCCTATTTCCTTACAAATCAATTACTTAATATTTTCTCAAGGCAAAAAAATTATTGCGTACCCAATCCGCCTTAATCTGCGCCGCCCATTCCTTGGCTTCCTCTTTGCTTTCAAATCGCTTCCGCAGTCGTACCAAGTGTCCTCATAGACTCCGGCGTGTACCGCATATTCGTGTCTCATTTCAGACGGCCTTTTTACGCTTTTCGCATGGTTTAATTTCACACTTTTGACATGCCCGCCAGTGCTGCATTTTGATAGGGTTATGCGTCGGAGCGGGGGAGAGAGAGATTTCAATACATTCGGCTCGTTCCATCCGTCGACCTTCAAACGGACACATCACCTTGCGAAATACATCCGCCACTTTCGCAGCAACTTTGTCTGGCTTGCCGTTGTATTTGCCGTTCAAAATCAGACTGATGCTTGTCGCGCTGTATCGGAGTTTTGCCGCAGTCTTCATCAGTCCGTCTTTCTCGACCTCTTCCTTCAAAACCGCGTACCAATCTTCTTTCATATAATCTTTTTCATTCATAATCAGGAACCTCCCTTAATACAATTTCGTTTATATTTGGGTCGTACACCTCTCTGACAGCCAGAAGCTGCGGTGCTTTCGACCCTGTATTCTTCAAAAGGACAAACGATTTTTTCCGAGCGTTGCCCGTATTTTTCAGATAACCCGCCGCTTCAAGGTGTTGAGCATAAACCTTGGCCATACTGCGGCTGACAGGGTGTGTCATATTGACGTGGGCCGTCAGGCCGTCTAAGTCAAAGGTTTTCAAAATCCGCATCGTCCGCCATAAGGCTTCCGTTACCGGGCATTTCAACGGCTGACCGTCATCAGACAAGCGTGGCGCATCAACACCCGCATCCCGCTCCAGCCGGTATCCGTACGGTCTGCAAAAGTCCGAACCCTTCTGTATCGACACAAACCCGCCTTTATTAAGAGCTATCAGATACTTGTACACCGTATTCCCGCTCAGTTGACAGGCTTTGGCTATTTCAGAGACAGTCTGAAGCCTGTCCTTATTGCCCCGCAGACAGTTCCAAATCTCTTGTCGGCGGTTGCGGGGCTTCGTCAATGTCGTCACGCTCATAATTTGACTCCGCGTTTAGGTGCTTCGCCCTTGTACAGGTCGGCTTTCGCACAAACCTCGCGCGTTACCGTATCCAAGCCTTGCTGGTTGGCAAGCTCCAACAGATTGACCAGATTGACCGTTACGCGGCGTACCGAACCGTGCGCCAAATCCACCAAATAAGCCAACGCATCTTTTTCAAACGTCAAATCAGGCGCGTAAACCTTCGCCAACTCTTCCGCGTCTGCTAAATCGACAGGTTGCGCAGGTACCCAAGCCAGCACGCGGCCGTGGAAACGCTCGAATTTCTTCAGCTTGGTCGGCAACATTTCCTCGCCCACCAACATCAGCGGGGCTTGGCTGCCTTCGTAGATGTCGCGCACCAGCTCGACCAATCCCTTATGCGTAACCAAATAGTCCGCCTCATCCAAAATCAACGGACGCTGACTGGCGGCCAACTGTTCGCAGATCACATCCAAACAACCCGCCGCCGTCCGGGCAGGCGGCAAGCCCATCTCGAAGCAGATCTTTTCCAACAGCGTCTTTTTGCTCCATGCGCTGCGCAGCTGGACATAGTAGGCGCGTGTCTCATTCGCCACCGCCACAGTCGCCGTCGTCTTACCGAAACCCGAAGGGCCGTACAACACACCCAAACCCGGCAAACCGTCCTGACGGTTGACCAAACGCTCCATCGCAACAGAGACCAAAGACAGATTGTTGATATTTGCAATTTTCATTTTTAAAATCCTTTTAAAATAGTGAATAAACCTTGTTTAAAACCCCGAAAGGTCGTCTGAAATCAAGCCATCATCGCCCGTTTGGACAACGCCTTATACTCATTGCTTTGCGGATACCGCTCCAGCCATCTTTGCGCCTGCGGCGGCAAATCCGTCTGACCGCAAAGACGCTGATACAGCGCAAACCGCTCCGATGCTTCGGACGGTACCGACCAGCCCGCAGCCGTTTCCGGTTCGGACGGCATCGCAACCGCCTTCACTTCCACAGCCTCGACCGTTAAATCATCCTCACGGCTTCGGAGTTGCGAAAGTAAAGCAGCCTTCTTCTTGACTTCCGCCATACCCAACACCATTCCCCCGATATTGACCGAGTCCTGATGTTCGATGGTCGGTACGCGGCGTTCTTTCAGGATGTTTTGCTGTTGCAGCTCGTTGCGTTTCAGACGCTCGTCGTTGCGTTTGTCTTCCGCGCGTTCCAAGACGCTGACAGGCATATAATCCGTCGAGTTGCCATGCCATTCCGCCTTGCAGATAAGGCGGCCGACATCGTCGTATATCCAAACCCAAAGCGCGTCCTGCACGTCGTAGCCGACCCGGACCGTTTCACCGTTGAACTCCATCAGTTCGGCGGAATAATAAGTATTGCTGAACAGCGACACCTCCCCGCGCCGTACCGTGCGCATCACCTGCGGTCGGAACAAATACCCTTCCTCCTCCGGCGACACTCTCGGCGGCTCGCCAAACTCCGCCACTTTCAAAGCCCAAAACTCATTAGGCGACATATGCCGGCGTTTGCCTTCACGGTCGGTAAACTTAGGCAGCGAACGGTGCGGTCGGTCGTTATATTCTTCCACCACCCGTTCGATATAGCCCTTAAACTCATCCCAAGTCGGAATCGGCGAATTCAAAATCTTCCCGTGCAGGCGGACTTCCTTGCGCGACAGCTTAAACAGCTTCTGCCGCGCCTCGTCGTCCATATTTTTCCCCACAAAAGACGGCAGGTTCGCCGCCGCCCGCGTGAAAATATTATGGCTGCGTTCCGATGCGCCCTTCGCTTGCGAGTTATAAGCCCGCGAATGCGTCATCGTCATGCCCAGCCTGCCCATCAGACCTGTTGCCTCATCCGTCATCATCAAGTTTTCAAAGCCACGACCCCAGTCCACATACCAAAGCGCACCGATGGCCGCACGGCTCGCGTGGCTTAAAGCCTCAAGCACGGTAAACCGGCTTTCCGCCAATCCCACGCTCCAGCCCATACACCGTCTTGTGCCAACGTCCAAAACCGTCGTAATTTCAGGTCTGAACGGCAGCCCCGATAACGGATTCAACACCTCCGCATCAAACGTATGACCGTCGGCGGTGTAAATGGCGGCAGGTTTCAAGTGCAGGAAATCGCGCCGTTTGTGCGGCAGGATATTTTTCAAATCCCGCGCGCCGCGGCGTCCGCGTTCACGCTCCACATTGCCAAGCTTGCCCAACCACCGGCGCACCTGATGGATACTCGGCACATCCGCCTCTTTTCCCAAAGGAGAGTGCAGCCTCTCCAGCCTGTTCACAAACAAGCGGTAAGCTTCGGAAACAGAAGGCTTCATCGGCAGCCGGTAGCATTCCAAAAACACAGGCAGCCAAGACGGGACGTTCATATCCTCGGTTCTGGATTTCGGCGCAAGGCTGTTAGATTCCCGCGCCGCAAACCACCGCTTGATTGTCCGTACGCTCGGCAGCTTCCCACCGCCGCCGCGCCCGTCTGCTGCCAAAGAAAACAGCTTTGCGATATGTTCGAAGCCCGGCATCTTCGCCTGCGTCAAAACAGTCGTCATCGCCGCCTCCTTCGATACACCCGATTCCGCCATTACCCGCTCGACCGCAGACAAAACCCCGCGTCGTGCCGATTCGCACAGCCGTTGTTGCTCCGTCGATCCGTCCGCAACGCCGATGGTCAGCTGTCCCCCATTCACATCGGGAGAGGGCAGCCCCGCCGCCTCGCCGCCTTTTTCTTCAGAATAAGACAGTGGGGTGGGTAAATCTGACAAACCGCCCAGAACCTCGTTCAACTTCTTCGCCTGAATCAGTTTCAATACTTCAGGGGGCGGTGCATATTCGCGGCGTTTGCCACCTTTTCCACCTTTACCGGCGACTTCTATAAAAGACCAAGATTCTCTTATAACTTTACTACCCAACCCCATTTTTGTTGTTGGCAGATTTTCTAACTTCATTTCCAGAAGTTCCAAAATCGAATAATGCGTTTTCATGCTGCCGCCTCTTTATATAAATAAGCATAACGGGGGCGGATGCGCCGCCCGTCTTTCGTCCACCGTTCCGGCCATAGATCATGCAGAGATTTACCAAGAAAATCCGCAATCGCTAGTTCCCCCGATAAACTTGGCTTTTTTAAAGCCATCATGACTACCTTTGGGGATAGCGCATAAAGTCTGGCGACATCCGTTAAAGTTCGCCCCTTCATCTTAATTTCCGCCCGTATTAGTTCTGGGTGCATAAATACTCCTTATATATGTAGCGTGGGTGTTTACCCACGAAATCAAATTAAAACCGTTTAATCGGTCGTCCGAACCGTTTCAGACGACCTGTTAAACAGTCTCCTTCCTGACGGGTCAAATACCCGTCATTTTTTTGGCTATTTCCAAGTTGTTAAAGAACAATTCAAAATCGGTTATACTTTAAAAGTTCCGTTCTGAAGTTGTAAACATAGTAAAGTAGTAAAGTGTTAATTGCAATACAATCTTACAACTTACTTTACAACTTTGTGATAATTGATTGTTTATAAAGTAAATTATTTTTTAAAAATTTATTACTACTTTTCGGAAAAGTAGTAAAGTGAGATTACAAGATGGCAAAGTTACGACTAGACGCAACGCAAATCATTGAAATAGCCAAATTTGCGAAAGACTTAGGAATTAATTCAGGATTACCTACTAGCAGACCGGGAGTAGCAAGTAGAGCCGAAAGCCAAAACTGGGAATTTGAAATAGTGCCTGGGAAAGGTGGGAGAAATGGTGAAAAAAAACTCTACACAATCCCTGACTATGTCACTGAAGAATTGGAGCAAAAAGGCTTGCTCCATTTGATAGATGGCGCGGAAACAGACACGCCGCTTGAAGTCCGCAACACTCAACCCGATGTGGCGCATATCGAAAATATGGATTACGAAGACTGGGCTACACGTCAAGATACGCGCGACATCGTACCCGTCCGCTATTACAAAGAAGTCTTCGCCAGCGCAGGCAGCGGCGCAATACCGTGGGACACCAACCCTGAAGCCATGTGGTTCCGAACCGCCTTCTTCAAACACCTGCAGCTTTCCCCCGCAGACTGCTTCTGTACCCGTATCGACGGGGACAGCATGTTTCCAACCCTAATCGACCAAGGCACCGTCCTATGGCAAACCGCCACGCGCTACACCCGGGAAGGAATCTACCTCTTCCGGCAACAAGACGAACTCCGAGTCAAACGCCTGCAACGCCTGACCGCCGATACACTCAACATCATCAGCGACAATCCAAATAAATCCATCTACCCCACAACACAACTGACCCTGTCCGCCACCACCACCGCCGACTTCCAAATCCTCGGCAAATACCTCTGGAGCTGCGGCATATCAAAATAAACAACTTCCCGATAATTCCCATGACAAAAAAAGCGCGAAACTGACAAAAAACTGTCAGATTTCGCGCTTTTTTCGCAATTCTAAAATTTCCCCCACTTTTTTAAATTTCCTTATCCTTTCAATAATTTCCGCCTTTTTTTCTCGTTATATATCCATGACAAAACTAACACCACCCCACAACAAAGAAAAACGGCCTCTACAAA